CCTGCCCGAGGTGCAGGGCGGGGTGCGGATCAATCAGCCGAATTGGGAACGCTTCCTCGCCGCGCAGCCAGGTTCCGCCAACATCATCGATCGGAGGCAGCGTTAGCGCGGCGCGTGATCCAAAGATTGTGGCGATTGGCGGCTTGTTCTTTCCATGTTGCCCATCGACAATTCTTTGGAGTGTAATTGCCATCGTTATTGATGCGCTCGATTGTCAACTCTGGCGATGGTCGTGGCCCCATATCAGCGTAGAAGTTTTCGAATTTATGCCACCGTTTGCAAACGGCAATCCCTCGTCCGCCGTAGCGATGGTATCCGGGATGTTTGGGATTATTGCAACGCTGCAACATGCTGTCCCAAACCTTGAATTCCGGTGTTTTCGTCATGCCGTGGGTTGTGCTTCCGTTCCACGCGGCAGGAAGGGCTGTCTCTCTCCATAGGCATCCGCAGGATTGAATTAAGCCACCTCTCACATGATCCAAGCGGACGGTGCATTCGTTTCCGCAGTCACAACGGAATTGCCACCGAATACGACCGTTACTTGCAACACGCTTGATTGCGGCCAGACGACCAAAACGTTCGCCTGGATTTAAGGGAGTATGGAGCATGATCGGAACCCTCATAGGAATTATTGTTATACTCTTGGTGGCGGGGGTTGTCTATTGGGCGGTACAGCAGTTGCTTCCGCTGATCCCGCTACCCGAGCCATTTGCAAGGATCATTAATGTGCTGATGATCCTGATTTTGGTTCTAATAGTTTTGTATGTTCTATTAATGCTGCTCGGCGGGATCGTTTCCCTGCCGGGCTGGCTGCATGTGCGGTGACGCAGGAGCGCGTTATCGGCATTGTCGTCGGCATGACCACCGTGGCCATCACCTTGCTTGTGCTCGGGCAGTTCGAGCGCGAGGCCGAGGGGAAGGTGCCGTATGATTGTGTCCCGCCGACAGAGCGGGAACGAGTGCGCGAACTTGCGTTTAGCGGCATCGACGAGGGTTTTATCCAAGCGGTCGCGCACTTGTATTCGGTTTGGCAAAAAGACCCCGACACCGAGCAGCCTAAAAGGGCGCAAGTAGGAATGACGAACGCAGTGAACGCTCACGTCCGCGCGCGGAAATTCGCGACGGAATGGAACCCGCCCACCTGTCCACCGGAGAAATGACAATGCCTCTCGTTATCGTAAATGGTCCAATAATTCAGGCCGGACAATCGCTCAGTGACGGCGTTGACTGCTCGGCCGGCGCAGTGGTGAAGTTAACCATGCCTGGAGCGTGGGTTGGTGCAGCGCCACTCTCGTTTCAAACCAGTAGCGACGGAATAATGTACAATGACATGTTTATGCCCGATGGGCACGAACTCATTTACACGGTGGTGGCTGGTACTGGTATTTTTGTTCCGCGACTGACAACGGGCTTTCTTAAGGTTCGATCTGGCACTCGCGAGCAGCCTGTAGCGCAACCGGAATTGCGTGAATTTGCGGTGGCGCTCGATGTGCTCGGCACAGCACCGGCAGGGAATGAATTGCGGGTGCGATTGTTGGGAGCATTGCAACCGTGATATAAAGGCGATGCGCCGCCCCCGTTGCAGGGGAGCGGCACATCTTGGAACCGAAAGCCTGGGAGCTTCCGATGCCCGTCAAACGTCTACCATCAGCAGCATATTTGCGCGAGTGTTTCAGCTACAATCGCCGCACCGGCATTCTGCGCTGGAAGCGGCGACCACGATGGCATTTCAAGACAGACAGTTATTGGGTGAGGTGGAACGCGCGTTATGCGGGCACACGGGCCGGAACCTTGACCCATGGCTATCGTGGCGTTGCCATTAATTCTAATGGTTTTTTGGAGCATCGTATCATCTGGAAACTTGTCACCTATCGCACCCCCCCAGAATCGATTGATCACATAGATGGAAGCCCGAGCAACAACAGATTAAGCAATCTGCGGCCAGCGAACGAAGCACAGCAAAAATGGAATGCGACGCATCGCAGGAATAACAACAGCGGTCATCGTGGAGTTTATCCAACTCGCGCTCGTTGGTTCGCGCGAATTTATGTCAATGGCGAAAGCCGTCACCTTGGATGCTTTGGCAGCAAGAAAGACGCAGCGGCGGCTTACGAAGCTGCCGCACGCAAATTTCACGGCGAATTCTATAGGAGTTCCAAATGAAGGTTACCCTGTCGGCGGGCCATTCTTCCAAGTGCCGTGGAATGTCCAGCGAATGGCTGGACGAATACGACGAGAATGTAAAGGTCGTGAAGCAAGTTGCGGATAATCTGCGTGAGGCTGGTGTCGAAGTTGAAACATTCTGCGACACGGTGTCGACCGACCAACAAGAATGCTTGAAGCGGATAGCTGATTGGGACAATCAAGCCTTTAACGGCACGCATGATCTTTCGGTGCAAATTCATTTCAACGCCTCAAACGGCCAAGGGCACGGAACTGAAGTTTTTTATACCTCCTCGGCCGGCCACGAATATGCTGAGGCGATCTGTGATGCGATCTGCGAGGAGGCCGGCTTCACCAACCGCGGCGCGAAGAACGACGACACGATCGGCGGGCTCTATTTTTTATCACACACGAACGAAGTTGCCGTACTTCTGGAAATTTGCTTCGGGGATAATGAGAATGACTGCATCACCTACTTCGATGAGTTCGATAACGTGTGCGAGGCGATCTCCGATGCGATCACCACGGTGGGCGATCACGACGACGGCGTGATCAAACCACCCGATCCTGATGCGGATTATCTGTTCACGGCGGAAGGAACGTGCTCAACTTTTGGCGGAAAAAATGACACCGGGGTGTCGCCGTCAGAGGGGCTCGCATTTTTCTACGAATTTTCCGATGCACCATGGCTATTCGAGAAGGATCAGCCGCCCGGCACGACGGGTTTAGCCCGGCGCATGGATACGAGCGTGTTCTATCTGGCGTGCCGCTGGGACTACGATGTCACCAGCAAGGATATGTTGGCGAACAGCGGCCAGATGGCGCTGGTGACCAACACGAAGACCGGCGTTGCGCGATTGGCGCACCCTGCTGATTGGGGGCCGCATGGCGACACAAATCGTGTTGTTGATTTATCGCCTGGGTTAGCGGAAAGTTTGGGGGTTGGTACGGATGATGAGGTACAGGTAACCTACCCATGGCGCACATAGCGAAACTGCCCGCGGTTAAATATTTGCGCGCATGTGTCAGTTACTGCCCCAAAACTGGGGTACTGCGCTGGCGGACCCGCTTGCGCGAACATTTTCCCAGTGAGCGTGAATGGAAGAGGTGGAATTCGCGATATGCTGGGACTGTTGCCGGCATGATTAGTACCAGAGGCTATCGTCGGCTTCGCATTGATCGTCATCGATATAAGGCACATCGCCTGATCTGGAAATTAATGACAGGCAAGGAACCGCCCGACACGATCGATCACATCGACGGTAATACCGAAAACAATATTTGGCACAATCTGCGCGCAGCAACACAGCGACAGCAGACGCACAATGCGCGGTTACGGAAAGACAATTTGAGTGGTTATCGCGGTGTTCGTCGGCGCGGCAAAGGCTGGCTGGCATTTATCAAGATTGATGGGGCAACCCATGATCTGGGTTGCTTTCCCTCAATGGAGCAAGCTGTTGCTGTTCGACAAGCCGCTGCCCGCAGGCTTTACGGCGAATTCTACCGCTCGCCTAGTTAGGCGTGGCTTGCTGCAAGTGGTCGAAGCCGAGCACATTGCCCTGGCTGTCGCGGCTGGTGTCCTCGAGGATGCAGTACAACTGCACGCGCGACACGGCCGACGATCGCAGGATGGTGCCGGCATAGGCGTGCGCGCTGTCCAGTGTTTCAAAAGATTTGGCGCGCTGATCGATCTTGCCGGTGCCGATGCGGCGCCACACCATCACGACGAACGGATATTTTGGGATCACGGTTTGATCTCCTCGTTTGATCAGCGCGCGTGTTAGCTTGATGTTTTCTTCGGCCAGCCGGATGAGTTCAGCGCGCAGCCGCTTGATGGTTTCGCTGGCGGTGCTCATGGCTTTGGCTCCAGTGCGCGGCGGGCTATCAGGCGCGGTTCGGACAATGACGTGTGATTATCCCATTGCTCAATTTCCCGCAGCGCCGTACGCAGCCGCTCGATCTCTACGCGGTTTCCCGCCTCCTGCCATAGCAGTTCCCCCAGCCGTTCAATCTCTGCGGTCTGATCCTTGATGATCTCGCCCATGCCGAGGAAGTCATCGATCTGTTTTTTGGTCATGGCTTGGGCTCCAGTGCGCGGCAGGCATCATCCAAAATCTTGTTGCTGATGTTCGTGAACTGCCGTTTGGCGCGGTCGTTTTCCTCGCGCACTGTTTCAAGCGCAGCCCGCAGCCGTTCGATCTCGGCGTCGGCTTTGCGTGTGACCTCAATAATTGAGGTAGTCCGCGACTGAGCCTCGGCTTTCCATGCCTGCAGTTCGTCACACAACGCCACCATCTCAGGGCCGGATAGGCAATAAGCGCCCGTCGTTTGTTTGGCTCGGCGTCTGTGTTCGATGATGCCGATCATGGCTTTGGCTCCAGGGCGCGGCGCGGCTTGTGGCGACCCATCCGGCACTCCCAGCACTCCGCGTCCCAACGATCCCGGTGGCAGGAGCACATACAGGGGTTTTCGGGGGAGGGGCAGTCGCATTCATCGGGCTTCAATGCAGGTTTGGTCATGACTTTGGCTCCAGGGCGCGGCGGGCCTGTTCACAGGCGGCCCAGTGTTTCGCCCCCGCACCGTGACAGGTGTCCGCGACTGCCTGACAAGCCGCCCGCAGCCGCTCGTTGTCGGCCTTGGCGTCGGCCAGTAAGCCGTCCGATATGTCGCTCTCGGCGTACAGCCGCTCGATCTCGCCTAGCAACCGCTTAACCTCTTCGCTGTACCATTCCCTCGGAGCTTCGCTCATGGCTTTGGCTCCAGTGCGCGGCGGGCGATGCTTGCCAAGGTATCCTCGGCGCCGCCCTGTCGCACAATTTCTTGCAGCGCCGCCCGCAGCTGCGCGATTTCGGCGTCGCGCTCGCGCAACCTATTGGAAAACATCCGCCGTTCTTCGTCGGTCATCGCAGTGGCACCGCGCAGCCGAGCAGCACGATCGCCAGCAGCGTACCGGCGGCGATGCAGAACAGCACCCAGCCAAATGCCGGCGCCCATTGCGGGATCATTCTCGTATCCTCGGCTTGCGGATAATCTCGCCCGCGAAATTGCGCCATGCCGTGATCTTGCGCTCGCGGCGTATTCCAGCGGCGGTCGATCGGATGCGGTTGCTTTTCGCTATTGCCGGCACATCGACCGTTGAAGTCTTGGTTTGATGACAAGCTGCGCACAAACATTGGATATTCTCCAGGCTGTTGTCCCCCGAGAATTCCGATGGGTTGATGTGATCAAAAGCGAATTTGCCGATCACCAGAATGGCGCCGCAGCGTTCGCAATGACCGTCTGCACGTTGCCAAGCGGCCACCCTGGTTTTCTTGGTGAACTCAACGCGCATGGTCGGCCACGTCGTCGGCGAATTTCACGCCGCGCTGTGTGCCTTCTGCAATGATGAATTCCAGAAACGACGACATCATTTTCGTGCTCAGTTTCGATGTCTGATGCCCGTATGGAAAGAACGACGTGCCGTCGAGCGTCGGCAGGAATTCCACCTGTTCGCCCCAGGCGTGGAGCATGATTGCCTTCCAGCGGTCCTTATCGAACGACTGCCCATTGATTTGCAACTGCTCGGCGATCTCCCCCAGCATCGCCCACATTTTCCGGTTTTGCTCGGACGAGCGTGTTTCCTTTTCTTCGTCCACAATCATCTTATAGGCATTGCTCGCGGTGAACGTCGGGGGCGCGGTCATTCGTCGGTGCTTTCGTATGCCGTCATCGCCGCCCGCAAGCTTTTGACGAAAGTATCCACCTCGATTTCATAGTGCTTGAGCATCCAGCAAATCTGGAACGTGAGCACGGTCAGCACGTCGTTGCCGAATGCGGACGGCTTGAGGCCGGCCATACGGTAAAGCTCCATGCTGTCGTTCCACCAGACGAAGTGCTTGTCCTTGATGCGGTCAAGCAGATCGTTGCGCAAACCGCTGCGGATGATCGGTATGGTATCCTTCGTGCCGCCGCCCATGAGAAACCTCACAATCTGTTCCGCGGATGCTTCCTTCATGCTGCCGCCCTTTGCCCATAGGCGCGCACGCGCGCGACCATGGCCTGTAGTTCGTTATTGAACTTGGCGAGTTCGTCCATCAGCTTGTCGATGTAGTCCTCGTCGCGCTCGGCGCGGCGCACGAACATCGGCATGCCCGGCCAGTAGACGCACAGGTCCACCCACTTGCGGCCGGTAACCAGCAGCGCGCCCTGGCACTGCGCGATGTGCTCGGGCGGGAAGCGATCGGCGTCGTGGGTGGCAATCAGCAGTTCCGGCTTTTGCGTTTTCAGCTCGAGCACCCCGTCATCGCCTAGCAAGGCATCCGGGCTGCAGCCGACATAGGCGCGGCGCACAAAGCCCACCCGCGTCGGCCTTGTGTTGTTCCAGCCGAAAATGTAGTTGGCGCGGGCTTCATCCTCCATGCGGTTGCCGCGCTCCATTTCGGGTGAGCGGAATGTTTCGGCCGGCTGACCGGTGATGATCTCGCCGGCAAGGCGGCGCATGTAGGTTGCGCGCACCTTGCCTTCGCCTTTCGCCTGCACATCCTTGAAGCAAGACGCGGTCGGGATGCCCAACCGCGCCTGAAACCATTCCGGCGATCCCTGCACGCAGTCGATGATCTCCACCGTCATTGGGTTTTCCACTTGGCGGCGCCCGGCGATTTTGGCCAGGCGATAATCTTCTGCTGCAGCGTTTCGTACTTGGACACGGGCACCTCGGCGAGGCTATCGTGGCCGACCGACTTAACCAGCAATTCGATCCACTCCTGTTGCACGTCCGGGTCGCAGTATTCGCGCGCCTTCTCCCAGACGAATTCCATCTGCTCGGCGTTGAGCAGTTCGCCCGTGTTGTCCTTGCCATTGGAGCGGTTGGCGACGTTGGCGTCGTCGTCCTCGTCGGCGGCAATG